GGTGTGCCGTGCCGGGCGACACTCGATGCAGAGTTCAAGATGCGCGGTGAGCGATACGGCTTGGAGTGCAAGCATACAAATGAACGCGCTACAATGCGTAAGCAGCTTGAGCGTTACATGCCACAGCTACAACTCTACCTAGAAATATCCGGTGTGAAAGCAATGTATTTTGCAAACATCTTCGGCAACAGCCGATATGAATATGTGAAGGTTGCAAAGGATGACCAGTATCTTGAGCAGATGTTTGTGCATCTGAAAGAGTTCTGGGGCTATGTTGAACGCAAAGAAGAGCCGCCACAATCTATGCCGCACTTCTCTGCAAGCATAGACCAAATCCCCATCAACGATATGGTCGCCCGTGACGCCACCAGTGACAACTACTTTGCGGTTCGGGCGGCTGAATACATCAGCACAATGGATGCAGCCAAAGAACATGAAGCAGCCAAGAAAGACTTGAAAGGAATGGTCGGGATGGATGAACGAGAAGTTTACAATGACCAACTAAGCATTAAACGAGATGTGCGTGGTTCGCTACGCATCAATGTAAAGAAAGGGGACAGGGCGGAGTAGAAACGCCCTGCCCCCACGCTGTCTGAAAGGAGGTAACAGCATGACCGACTATACAGCAACACCGCTAATAAGTGAAGAGGCCGAACCTCTTAGAAAACTAATTGGTAATGAATACGAATTGGGCTGGCGTTCAGTTTGGGTTCATACACCAGACGAAGCTGTGCGGATTGAATACCGCAATAGCAGACTTGTTCTAACTGTTGTGCGAAAGGAGAAACAGGATGACACAGAGCAACAATATGGAACTATGGGAGAAGGTCTCCCAGTCGGACTCACAATATCTGAAGAAGGTTAGCTTCGGCTCACGTTCCTTCACCAGCATTGACCCGATGTATCAGATACGCGAGGCGACTCGTGCGTTTGGTCCAATCGGACAAGGATGGGGATGGGATTCCGAAACAGAAATAGTAACTATGGCGAATGGTGATGTGGCTTTTCTTGCACACATTACAGTTTGGCATGGTTCAAAAGACAACAGTTTCGGGCCGTTCAGTGGTTGCCGGACTTTCTACAAGAAAGAACGCATCGCAGAGGACGCACCCAAGATGGCTGTCACAGATGGGCTGACCAAGGCATTGTCGCACCTTGGATTCAACGCCGATGTGTTCCTTGGAGAACACGACAACAAGTATGCGGCAGATAGTAAAGGCGTAAAAGGAGATTGGTAATGAGCCAGACTTACGACAACACAGATAGCGGGGCAGTATTCCCTCCCCGTGACAACCACAAGATGATCCTGTCAGGACGAGTAAACAACGATGGCAAAGACAGCCATATGATTGTCACCATGTCCACACTGCCAGATGGTAGGAAGATTATGGATGTCTATGAAAAGACTGGAACTCTTTTCCCGAATGATAAGAAAGGCGATAACGCTAACGCGCCAGACTACACTGGCCCGATTGGTAATCGTCGTATTGCAGCTTGGCGCAAGCAAAAAGATGATATGAACTTCATGTCTGTTTCACTAAGCGACAAACAATCAGGTGGTAATAATGCAGAAACACGTAGCCAGCCAGTGGATGACTCAATCCCCTTCTAAGCTACTGACCATCGAAGAGGTGGGGGCGGCACTGTCCGTCCCCCCTCAAGATGTGAAGAAGCTATGCCGCAAACACAATGTGGCAGTGGTCAAGATAGGCCACAAGATTAGAATGACTCCAAAAGACTATGAAGAATTAGTCGGAAAGATGACAACATATTATGGATGAACTAGAAGCGTGGCAAAAAAGAGCGATACAAGCGGAGTCAAAGTTGCGCGAGATTGCATCCATGCCCAATGACTCAATCGGCTGGAAGCAGATGAGAGCCGCAACAGCAATGAAGGCTGTAGAAGAATTAGACATACCAGAGAACATCCTCATCTATATCCGCCAATCAAATGACCCAGACTATCCGGCACAGTTATGTGTCCGAGATGACAGACTAGACCCAGCATATAACGTATGGGGCATGTCACCACGAGCGTTACTGAATATGGTTCGCATTGGTGTTGGCCTCATAGCACAGGACAAGTTCTTTGAAAATTAAACTGAACGAAGCAGAGAAAAGGCTTTGCAGCTTTGTAGCGCGTTCCCGCAACGCCGCTGCTCGTGAGGTCGCCCCCGAAGATGCACTTAGGGTTTCTTCCCAAGACCCTATCTTTGTAGACTACGAAGGTGCGATGGGAGAACTAGCCTTCTCCAAACTGTTAGGTGTTTACCCGACAGAAATCTTCGACATCTATCACCGCTCCTCCCTCAAGGGTGAAGATCCGGGCGACCTCACATTTAACGGCCTAGTCATTGACGTTAAAACAACAATACACAAAACAGGTCGACTCATTTCGTTCAGGAAAAACCCCGCTATCAATATGTTCGTTCTGATAACTGGACGGGATGGGAAGTATGAGGTAGCCGGGGGAATGTGGTCAGCAGACCTTTATGCTCCCTCAAGGTATGGTGTGCCTGTTGGGCTATCAAAAGAATGTTATTGCGCTACGCAAGACGAGATGATGACACCAGACCAACTAATGCAAGTAATCAGCTTTTAGTTATACATCTTGCGCCAAAGCCAAGCACTGAATCGTGAAAGCTTTTGAGAAAAAATAATCATAGCTTGGCTGTTCCAAAACCAATGATTGTAGCGTTCCATTAGTGCAATTCCCTTGGCTCTTCATTTTCACCAGTGATAATAGCAAACAACTGATTAGCCAATTCTTCTGCTTCTTCCATTGTGTCCAGCCCTCCAAACTGCAGGGTAATAATAGGAAACCCATCGGTATCCTCTACAATCGACATCTTGAAATCATACTCGTTCATTGAACTAATCCGTTCTGGTATTGCCTACCATTGAACGTTAAAGCCTGTTTGCGGTTCTGTCCATCATTCTTGTAGGACACATGAATCCAACCACTGTTAGGTTTGCCGGATTCGTAGAACTCCAGAATGAGTTGATCGAAGTCAAGGTTATCTTGTATCCACTTAGCGACTGTGTAGTTATCATTGCCGATAACCTCGAAGTCCACAGCCTCACCCTTACAATGCTGGCTGGTGGGCTTGCTGCCTATCTCTTCACACAAGAACGCACTTCTATAGCCGCTAGAGACTATCACAGGGGCGTTGAACTCACTTCGGGTGGGTTCAAGCACGTTCTCGCACAAGACTCTGAGGGCTTCAATGTGGGCTTCTGTGGGGGTATTATCCAATCCAAGCCGGGTCGCGGTTTGACTCTTGGTCATCTCCTGCAAGGTAAAGTTGGGTGTGATTCGCCCTTGGGTGGGGGCGGGTTTACCCGCAGGAGTTGTTACTTTTTTCCGCGCATACTCATCAACTTGTTTGCACCCCTCACCCCAAACGAACTCGTCACGGCTATAAACAGGAGATATTGATACCACTGCGGGAGTGTCTCCAACACCGCGAACCCCTCCCGCACGTGCTGGGTCAGCGATGGCACAAAAACTAAGATAGCCGGGAGTGTCAAGACAACCACAAGATACTCGTCTTTCCACGAATCCTTGCTGGCATCAGCCATTTGGGATTCCCAATCAACCTTACCCGTTGCAATCTTTTTCTGAACGGCAGCGTCAGCCTTTGCTTTCTCAACTCGTGCGGTTGATTTAGCTTTGCTTTCCTCTACCTTTCCATTTACCCAGTTACCAGCAATACCAGCAACAGCACTCAAGATATTCATTTCTTCAACTCTCTTACTTTAGCAATCGCTTTGCGAATCTGCGTTCCTTCTGACTCGTCATCCAGAAAACTGCTCTCAGGAATTGTAGTTCTTTTATGAACTATCTCACTTACATGACGAACAACAATCCGGCGCAAATCAATAGCAACCATTACAACTATATCAGTGTCATCAGCCGACAGCAATCGTTTGGACTTCGAGCCTGTAGCTGTCGCAAACTTATAAGACTTGCCGTGACTGCGGCTAGAGGCTTTAACTTCTACTCTGATAGCATCCCCCGTATCATCAAAGACAAGCAAATCAAAACCTTCATGGTTTACCCTTGCTGTCTTGTAGGAGTTATCTTCAAAGATAGCTTGCGCTATAAACTCGCCTACTCTGCCGATCTGCACTGCTCTAGGAACAGTTGTAAAGGCCACTTACTTTTCCCTCTCCTCTAACCGATCTAGTTTGTCCAGCCTACGCTGCGTCGATTGATTAAAGAAAGTAAAAAGTTGAGTAATTTTGGATTCGCTATCTTTCAAGCGTTCATCCATACGATCTGTTTTGTTTTCAAGGTGAGACACAGAACGGCTGAACCACCAAATCATAGCCATTGCTGCCGTTAGGATAGGCCAGTAGGCAAGTAGTGTCTCGCCAAAGTTCATTGTTCTAATCCTGTAATGCTTTTCTTATTCTAATACCAAGCAAGAACAAACCGCCGATAGCGATTGCAAGGTTCAACCAGACAGTCAGCCCGGTTGCCCAGACAGGCGCGGTGATTGCCACGCCGCTTACAACGTAATCAATCGCCGCATCGTCATTCATTTTAGCCATCCTTGCGTAGGTTTAGAGCAAGTTTCTGAACGAAGTCATCCAGCTTTGCCAACCACTCATTGTCTCGAAGGGAGGGGGTTACGTTAGCAATAGCCGAGGCTGCTGCCACGATAGCTGTGATATAAGTAATAATAGTTTCCATTTAATTTCTCCAAACCACGTCAATCTTGGGTATTTCTGCTTTTGTGTTGTCAATATTACGCTCTTTTCTTTTGCGTATTTTTTCTTTACCAGCTTTATTGTAAACAATCCAGCGCCACTCATTGCTTTGGTCAAAGTTATTTTGGTGTTCGTCAAATTCTATTGCACTATCATCGACTAAAAATTTCCATTCTTGCCTTTTTACCCAATGTGCAAAAATTGACCATCCGCCGGGAATTACTTCTTCAATATAGTGGCCTGTTTTTGACGAGCGCAGCGAAACACTGCCGGCCCGTAACTCGCGGCGCTCGCCGGTTTCTAGAACCTCGTTGTAGCCGCCCTTTACAATGATAGTAGCGGTAGCCCAAGGGTGGCGGTGCATTATTCCATCATCCGGGCTATAGCTTTGTAGCATTTTGTGCATCCAAATATTTGGCAACTTGTCAGATAAAAAATGTTTCTGCCCATCCTCCTTGCGAAGGAGGAAATAGCGAAGCGCAAGAACAGTTCCATCCGGAGATGTCAAAGCGTGGCACCTGCCAATTTTCTCAAGAAACTTAAAAAACATTACTTATACATCCTAATAATTGTGGTGCGGCTAGTTGCGATTACGTTAATGTTACTACTTGATAGTAAGACTGTGTCTCCTGCGTTTACATTAGTCGAGCCTAAAGTTGCATCGTGTGAAACGAAAAGATAACAAGTTGTTCCCTGTTTAGAAATCAACTTTGACGAACCTGCATCAACTGTAAGATATTCGATTGTCCAGTCGTCAATATCTACCGTTTTTTCGATACAAACAAACTTAGCAGCTTGTGAAACAGCGGCTACGGCTGATGTTGCTTTCGGAACCCACGGCACTGGGTGACCGATCCAGTCGCTATGATCGTAGTCTGCATCAACTACCACGCTAGCTGTTCGATTTGCTGCATCGGTTGTTACTGTGACATCACTTCGGCTGAGCAGTGTCTTCCAGCTAGACAAGGAACTCACGATGTCATCGTGGTTATCTTCAGACCAAGTATATGTGCATGTTACTTCGCCTGAAACTGGCCACAAGTTTTCACCGTCACGAACAATCCCAGCAAGTGTCGCGTGGGGGTCTTCCCCAGTAACGTGCGGCAACTCAGTAATATCGTCTCGGCTTACTTGTTGGCTTACCGCTCCGTCATAATAAATAATATTTAATTTTGACGCGACATACTCGGCATCTTTGATATTTAAATTATGAGATATAGCCATTAGACAACCGTTCTTCCCTCAAGTTCTTCTTGAGTATACTCAAAAGATTGCCCTACTAAAGCTCTAAGTGCTGACGCTCTTTCATCATTACTTTCGTAAGTTTCTGCGACAACTTGATCAGCGCAAACTGACGGAGCGCATTTTGCAATCTGTTCGATAATTTCGTCAGCAGTAACATCGCCATATGTAATAATATCAAATGCCAATGAGCGATAATCTTTTGCGTCATGTTGCGTATCATCAGACGAAAAACTAACTAAAAGTTGATTGCTATCTTCCAAGAAAGCCGAAACGTGAATTTTATATTTCATTTCTCATTTCCTATGACACGCCACCTTGACGCGTTCCTGTTGTTGACCAAGTAATATTTGAATTTCCTACAGCATAGTTGCCTCTTGTCCCACCAGCGCGACCAGCTTGTGCTTGTGTTCTAGCAACTGCGGTTGTAGTTCCAGCGCTATCATATGCGTTACCTGTTGCTCCGTTTGACCCACGCCCGCCACCAGCGCCGCCAGACGTGCCAACGCAAGTAGTTGCAGATGGGTCACTTTCAACACCAATACCCCCAGCACCTCCACTGGCACTGCTGCCTGATGAGCCAGAAGATGCTGTATTGCTTGTGCTAGAAAAAGCAGGGTTATTTGGTGCTGTCCACCCCGAGGCAGTTCCACCACCACCTCCAGAACTACTGGTAACACCAGCCCCGCCTCCTCCGCCGCCACCAGCTTGGACGCTCCGATTTGCTGTTTTTGTGTCATTCAAAAACATAACACCGCCGCCACCACCACCGCCGCCACCACCTGCGAATGTGCCGTTGTTAGTGATGGTTGTTGCAAATTGTGAACGGAACGCATGCCCACCGTTGCTTCCGTTTGTGCCAGCCGAACTAGAAAAAACAGCGCTAGAATTAACAGAACCACTACCACCAGTGCCACCATTTCCGCCCTTACCTATTACAAGACCATTATTTACAATGGTAATAGTGTCACCGCTTGCCCAGCCCGTGCCAGTGTCAAGTGCATATGTGCCTGTGCTGGTTGACCCAACAGTTACACCACTATTCACAGTGAGCGTAATATTTGACTTACCGGCAGAGTATGTGCCGCCCCTATTACTGAAAATGTTATAATTATTTGTGTTACTGCTAATTGTCAGAGCAATATTGACAGCAGCCGATGCGCCGTACCATTCAGAAAACGACATTTGCACACCAGATGATTTACCAATTAACGCACGAATATCGCTGTCGTTCATAGAACATTCAGTGCCAGATGCTCCCCCAGCTTCAAGATGCAAGTCATTTAAGCTAATCTGACCACTACTTTGAAGAGGCATCTTTCAATTCCTCAATCTCTGCTTTCAGTTCCTTTACTGCCTCGACAAGCAAACCAATCAACTGATCATACTGCACAGTTTTATATGTCTCGCCTTCTTTACCGTGATACACAGCCTCTGATTCAATAACCGCCGAAGGCAAAACCTTTTCAATATCCTGCGCAATTAGTCCTGCTGACTTACGGTCATCCTTTAAGTAGGTAAAGGTGCAACCATTAAGCTGTTGCACCTTCTTGAGAGCGTCCTTAATAGGTCGCACATCTTTCTTGAGGCGTAAATCGGAAACAGTTGTTGAGTATGCGGTTATGTTGCCGTCAACATGCAGGTCGCCATCATTTTCAAGGCGCATTTCCTCGACACCAGCAGTATACCAACGAACACCAACATCAGCATCATAGAAAGTGTAGTCATGTGTGTTGCCTGAGTACACATCTACCGAAGTTGAGTTGCGGCGGCGGTCATCTTCAAGACGGAACTCTGTCCCACTGAGAGTTATTCCGTAATCCCCATTTGCTGTATAGGTTGTATTAGTGTCTGTAGAGCTAATTGTTCCGTTGGCAGCAATACTGATGTTAGTCCCTGCCGTTAAAGCTGCCACTACATTTGTAGTGTCCGTAACATCTGCAGATGTTTCAATACCGTTCAGTTTTGTGTGGTCTGCGTCAGTAAAAACATTGCTGTCAGTTGCACTTTCGACCAATGTGCGTATTTCTGCGGCAGTTTGGTCAGCTGTTGCGTTTGCCTCAATGCCATCTAGCTTTGTTCCATCAACAGAAACATCACGACCGTCAACATTACCAGAAGTAATAAGATTGGGAACAGTAACATCACCAGTAAATGTTGCTCCCGAAAGAGCAGCAAAGCTTGTGCCGGATACATATGCAGCAACCCAAGCAGACCCAGTGTAAATTTTCATCGCCCCATCTGTGCTGTTAAAATACAACGTTCCGGCTACGAGTGCATCGCCATCATTATCGACAGTTGGATCGGATGTTTTTGTTCCAAGAAAACGATCATCGAAATTATCGTAAGCAGCTAACGCACTATCCCTTGCGCTTTCGGCTGCAGTTTGTGCTGAAGCAGCAGAGGTCGCAGATGAAGCAGCAGAAGTAGCAGATGAGGCTGCGTTTGTTTCAGATGTGCTAGCATTAGTTGCGCTAGTCGCAGCATTGGTCGCGCTAGAAGCCGCATTAGTTTCGCTAGTAGCTGCATTAGTTTCGCTAGTAGCTGCGGCTGTTTCACTTGCTGCCGCAGCCGTTTCACTCGACGAAGCTGCACTCGCTGAACTGGAAGCATTAGTAGCCGATGTTGCAGCATTAGTTTCAGAAGTGGCTGCATTAGTTGCGCTAGTGCTTGCCTCGGATGCTTTTGTTGTAGCGGTTGTCGCGCTACTTGCTGCGCTAGTTGCCGAATTTGCAGCGTTAGTCGCGCTAGTTGCGGCATTAGTCGCGCTAGTTGCAGCGTTTGTCTCTGCTGTTTCAGCGTTGGTTTCTGCGGTTTCGGCAGCAGTTTCACTTGCAGCAGCAGCAGTGGCACTACTAGCGGCAGCAGTAGCACTTGTAGAAGCCGCAGAAGCACTCGTAGAGGCCGCACTTGCAGAGTTAGAGGCATTGGTAGCTGAAGTTGCAGCATTGGTCTCAGAGGTTGCCGCATTAGTTTCTGAAGTAGCAGCATTAGTCTCTGAAGTAGCAGCAGCCGTAGCACTTGCAGCAGCGTTTGTTGCATTAGTAGCTGCGTTTTGAACAGCAGTTAAATTATCTGTGATGTTCTGCATATTAGTCGTTTGACCAGCAACAGTCGTTACGTTTGCATTGTTGCTAGATACAGTAGTGACATCAGAGGAGATGGAGGAAACTGTTGTAATTGCATTGGTCGCAACAGTTCCGTCTTGAATGTCGGCAAGAGTAGCAATATCTGCGCTTACATCAGCAACAGACTGCACATCAGTAATCAATGGCCCGGCCTTTGGTGCAGCAGTAGCATCGTTTTCAAACGCAAGCACCCTACCCTTACGCGCCGTAACATCCGGCAGCGAGGCTGTTGTGCCAGTATCAGAATCAGCAAGAGTAATACCACGGCTTGCCAAGTCCTCAAGGTCAGCAATCATAGCAACAATCTTATCTAACTCAGTGTTAAGTGTTGCAACTTGGAACGGGCCGGAAGAGGGAAAGTCAGTAGTTCTTTCAAGTTCTACATCGCGTGTTAGAACAACAGTGTCACCAGCAGAAAGCCCTGTAGTAAAAACAACAGTTCCATCATTACCGCTAGTCCAAGCACTTGGCCCGGTAGTGGGGATAGAAAAATCAGAATCAAGCGTCTTGAGAGTTCCGTTTACATACACATTAACATCTGCTTTTGCAAAAAAAGCAAAGTCAGTCGGAAAGTCTGTTTGAC